ATCTAGACTGCCCATTCCCCGTGAGGAAACGCCCAGTTTTGCACCTTCATCCATAAGACTCTTCACAATCTCACCCATAGGCGTAGACATAATCTTCGCCTCTCCAATAAAATTCTTTCCTTCTGGCTCCAAAGACGTAATCATATGTGATACACGTTCCAGATTTACTGTGGGCCCATCTGGGTGTCCCAGTTCGCCAAATGCACGTTTCTCTTTGATAAAGTTCTTGTTATATTTAGTTACTTCTTTGTTGAGTATTTCCATAGGATACACCCGACCATTACGGTTTTTGATGTCAGCCTGCATAAAGATACCACGAATCTTGTAGTTCTTACTACCGTCTTCCTTTGCTTCGCAGATATACTCTACGTCTTCTACTGCCTCTGAAAATAGTTTCATTGTTTTATCCTTATGCCGTCCAAGCGTTGTCTTTTTTAAATTCTAAAATAACAAACCCAGAAGTACCCCTTGTTTCTCCGTTGATATCAGAGGATGTTGCAGTCGTATTTGTTGCAGTTCCCTTGATTAGTCCAGCAGAACCATCATAGTGTCCTGTACCAGCAAGTTGTAGTGCAACTACATTGTCCGAAGAGCCGATAAACTTAATGATCAAATCACCAGTGTTTGCAGCAGCAGTACCCTGAGTAAGAGCCCACCAAGCACGGGACAGGTCTAACTTACAACCGTTTGCAAATCCAGAAAGAGCAGGGTCGTCTGCATTAAGAATGAGATTGTCAGCAGTATCATTATCAAAGATTACCTTTACCGTTACGATACCACCAGCAGCTGGTGCATTCACAATCGTATCTCTTAATGTTGTTGTTACAAATGACATCTATCTCTCCTAGATCGCTAACATTTCTTTTTCAAAATACCCAAGAAGTTCTCTCTCAGGGACTTTATATTTCTTAGATACATCGGTTATAGTTGTTTCGAAACTATTTAGGAAATCTGAAGGTTTCGCATCCATTTTCTTAAACAAATCGTCTACGGCATCCTTCATTTTGGGTGAAAGACGCTTATATTGCTTAGATTTCTTGTGCTCATCCCTCTCTACAACTGTAGATTCATAGATTTCCTCAATCCGTTTCATCAACTTCTACTTTCTGAGATTTAACAAAGGTATTAGCAAGCTCTCTGCGTTTAACTTCTAACGCATCACCAACCCTAGCTGCCATTGTAATACTAAATGCCTTCTCTGCTTCTAGATTGTTACCATTTACAAGAGCATCTACAAATTCCTTACTCATAATTACTTTCCTCCTTTAAACTTCTGATCATCATCTGGTTTATCTTCTTCTTCAGGCTCTTCATAGTCTGGCATATCTTCTGGAGTAACAATACCACCCGCAGCATCCTGTGGATAACGTGTCACACCATCGCCACCATCTGGCATATCAATTCCGCCATCCAATGGATCAGTATCAAGTTCTTTCTTCATCTGAGTTCGCATTTCTTCAACCTCAGCATCAGTCATATTTAATACCTTCCTCAATACAAATTCTTTACTGAAGAATGTTCCAATGTAAGACTGAATGCTATCAAGTGTCTGAATACGATCATTAAGAAGTTCTGCATCCTTCAACTCTGCAAAGTGACCATCTTCCATAAAGTCATACTGAATATGCTCTTGCATCCGAGGCCAATCTTCTGGTGAGATTACGCCTTTAAGGAGTAAGTTAGTTTTGAGCAAGTCAGTAAATAAGGGGGTGAATTTTTTACGAATACGTTGTACGAACTTAGTAAATTTGAGTTCATCTCTAGTAATTTCTGAGGCTCTACCCATACTGAATCCGTTTTCGGCTTCAAGTCTTGAAATCGGCACGTTAAGTGAACGGTATAGTTTTCGTTGGAAATATACGATGTCATCAATTTCTCCCAAATTAGAACCGCCAGGAAGTGTTGTAATCTCTGTGCCTCTACCACCTTCTCGGCGAGGAAGCCAGAAGTCTTCCAACATAGACATGTGATTGCGGTCATCCCGAATTTCACCTGTACTTGCATCGTAAACTAACTTGTTACGATAACGGTTCATTACATCTTTTAGATATTGTTCTGCTTTAACCTTCGGTAGATTACCAACATCAATGTAGAAAATTCTACGTTCTGGCGCTCTAGAGATACGATAGATAACAATCGCATCCTCGATCATACGCAATTGGTTAACTGGTTTGATTGCTTTGTGCAGATAAGATATAACTCGACCTGTGTTACTATCGAGAATTCCTGATGGAACATAGACAATCGCATCCGCAGAAATTTTAATTCCCTGATTACTACCCTGTGAACCTACGCTTGCAAAACCCTTATCGTTGTAGATAAAATACTCATCTACCTTACTGACCATTTCGACGCCATTCTGGTCTACGCTAGGAGCTTTTGTTGTTTCTCGAACCTTACGAATCTTAGTTGGATCAATAAATCTTAGTTGTAATAAACCCTTCTGTGGGTCTTTGTTGTCGATAACTTTGTGATAATATAACCTACCATCAACATACCAACGACGAAAGATATCATGACCCTTCTCATTAAAATTGAGAAGACGCAAGACTTCCATAAATTCTGTCCTAATACGCTTCTTAATTTTATCGCTGTAAGGTAAATTAGTTAAGTCTATGTTTACTGGAATATCATTTAGATTTGAAATGATACCTTCATTCACAATATCTTCAACCGCAGCATCACACTCCGATTGCATAGAAATATCTCTATATCGACGAATAAGGTCAATGTCGGAGCGTTCACGTCCATCCGTATCTAGTACAGATGAAAAGAACCCGCCGCCTGCAATCTCAATTGCGCCGTCATCAGGAGTGGGGTCAGTGAAAGTTTTTCCACTGAGCCCCTGATCCTTTTGTGATTTTTGTATCGTAAAGCCGAATAATTCTGCCATAATATTTTTATCTCCTACCGTCTATTTAGTAGGTTCAAATTAGAAGTTTACGCCAGAAGCTTCAAAGTGTTGATATCTCCAAGAACATGTAAATTCTTCAACTGTACTTTCAGTATCCATGCTCAGATCAATTGCAGAACCACTTGTCGTTGGCCATGCATTTCTAAGGATATAAGTCTTCAGAATTGTTTCATCACGATCTAACTGTTCAACAGTTAAGTCTGTCTGATAATCGCCGGGAGAAACAACACCAGTATTCAGAGCAAAATCATTGATACCGTTTGACCAGAGTTCAATTGCAGTTTTAATCATAAAGTCTGTATCGTTAAGAAATGTAACTTCCCAAGCTTCTGGTTCAGCTGCATCACCCGCCATGTAGATTGTACGACCACGGAATTTCAAAGGAATTTCGGTGATAGCACGACTTGGCAGTGCTGCAGCCTTCACTAGAAACGAAGTTCTACGAGCATCAAGACCGATTGCGATGCCTGATGGTGGAGTAATAGTTACCCTAAATTGGTTGGCTCTTGCACCACCACCGATTAGATTTGCTTTAAAGTCATCTATATTAGCCATGATTAACCTCCTACCTCACTAAACGCAACACCAGTTCGAACGGCGATGAAGTTTAGTGTAATAAAGTTGATTGACCTTGCTGGTTTAATGTAGATGTCACCAATAAACTCGTTACGGTCAATGACCTCACCAGTATTATTAGTTGTATCAGCAACTACCTTAAAGTCGAAAATACCTCTACGACCCTGTACATCCCGCAAGAAAGGTTCTACCAGATTACGAAACTGGGCCCGTGTGAATTCATCATTGAATTCAAAGAGTTGGAACTTAGCAGCAGTAGCGATTGCTTTTTCAAGAACAAGGAACAATCGGCGCACGTTAATGCGGTCAAATGCACTTGGTTTGGAAAGAGCAGTTTTATCACCAAAGAGTGTAACACCTTGGCCGGGGAAATCAACTACTGGGTTGATCCGAGCCTTATAAAGAATGTCACGATCTGCTTTCTGTGGGTTGTATGCAAGTTTAATTGCACTGCGAACATTGCCACGATTATAACCAGCAGGTGAGAACCAAGGATCAGCAACCATATCTGTATATGCACAAAGACCAGCAGTATCCCCGTTCAAAGGAACAAATCGATACACATCGTTGTACTTATCATACATATACTTGTATCCACTATCGAATACCATGTATGAAGATGATGGACATTTATCAAACGCATCCTTGACATTTTCTGTTTGAGTAATAGATGATGTAACACCAACCACTGCGCCTCGATAAGGAGATACGAAACCAACACAATCCCTACGCAATTCACAAAGGTCTGTTATCATTGTTACCAAGGTATCTTGTCCAGATTCTGTATCTGCAACACCACCACTTGGCCCACCTAAAATCAAATTAACGTCAACATTTTCTGCGTCACCAAACTTATCATATGCAAGTTCAAGCTCACCAGCAGTAACAGAGTAATCATCTGTGCCACCTGTTAGGGTATCTTTATTAACACCACTGACTAGTGTGTAGTCTGTACCTGTGGCAACATCTGTACCCCAGTTAGTACCACCAGAAATATGATCTGTCCAGTAAATGAAGTTGGAACCACGAAAAATAACATCTGGATAGTAATTATTACCACCTTGAGTTGTTTTTGCAGCAGAGTTTTTAGACATTGCAGGCCATACTTCTATAACTGAAGATGTGCGTTGTCCCTTAACATCAACATCATAGCCTGTAATATCCCCTGTTGTATCATAAACTGTGACATGAATTTCATCTAATTCACCACGGCCGTTTGCAATCGCCCAATCTGATGTGCCAGGAGGTGCATCAAATAGATCACTGAAACGCCAACGACGCCGAATGAATGAGTTATCAGGAATAACTGTTTGAAGTCCAGCACCGGCGGGATCATCAAGAAGTCGAATAGTCAATACATCTGCAGCTGCAGCGGTAACTTCGTATTCTACATTACCACTTTCTACTGCTGCATTTGTCGTGAATGCAACAGCAACCCCATCAGCAACCGTAATTGCTTTATCAAGGATAAGAGAAGTTTGCGAAGTAACTGTAGCAATCTTAACCACTTCATCACCATCAGAGATGCCTGCGCCAATGACACGTTGGCCAACTGCCCGTGTCCCCCCACCAGAATCAACAACAAGGGTTTTACTAGCAGTTACAGCACCGTCAACTGTTGTAAAAACAGAGTTATTTGTAATGAACTTAATAATATCACCAACTGCAATTGTAAAATTTGCTAAGTCAAAGTCATCTACTGTAATAGTTGTATCACCAATTGCACCAGCACCATTAACTAAGTTGAGTGTACCTAGTTGTTGACTAAATGCTCGTGCGCTAGGGCAAATATCAACACCAAGTGAGTTACCATAAGTGCCCGCAGTACGAGCAGCCCACTCACCGTGAGAACCCTGTCCTGTTGAGAAACTAGCTTCATAATGGTCATCGTCACGAATGAGGATACCACTGTTTGCACCAGCGTTTAGAATGGCTGATTCTGCACGAACCACCCTGAGCGCATCACCATACTGCAAGAAGTTTGCAGCAGTGAACCACCACTCAAAATTTGAACTGTTTGGTTTACCGAATGTTTGTAACAGCTGTTCTTCAGAACTAATGGCAGTAATTGAACTTACTGGGCCTTTTGCGAAAGGTCCGGCAATTGCGCCAATAGACGTAGATACAGCAGGAACAACATTTGTAAGATCGATTTCCCTAACGTGAACGCCGGGCGAAACTAAAAATCCCATATCTTTACTCCTAACTTAAAGAGAATTATTTGTTATACAGATATTTATAAAAAACATCTTTTACATAACTCCCTTTTATAAGTGTTATATCATATAAATAGAGTCATGAATAAACATTATGAAAAATACCAAGAAACTATCAAGAAGGTTTCACGAAGAAATTATCAAAAGCGAGTATACCTTCTAAATGAATTTCTCACAGAAAAATCATGTGTTCACTGTGGTGAGGCAGAACATGTCTGTCTCAAATTTTGGCCTCATGATGCAGAGATACGCAAGGTATCCAAGAGAGTTGGAACAAGTGATGACAGCCGTAAAGAAGTGTTTCACCTAATTGATCAATCTGTCATTCTATGTTACAATTGTTACATCAAAAAACATCAT